GTCAGGTATTGATGGTTTGGCAGATGCACTTAAAATAAATGATAAGCGGTTTAATACTGTGATTTCAACAATGGATCAAGATTACTTAGGTGGTTTTGTCCGCATACGCATACTACAGGAGATTCCTTATGGCAAAAAAAGTAAAAAACCTATCAGTCAAGACACGAGAATATATGAAAGACGGAGTTAAAAAAGCAAACTGGCAAAACATAGGAGTTATTATGGAAAATGACCAAGGTAAACAGTATATGCTTATTGATAGATGGGTTAATTTAGCAGGTTTGCCTGATTTTAGTGACAAACCAAATCCATCAGCAGTAATGGTAACTATGTTTGATGCAGATAATAATTACCAACCGGGAAAACCTAATCCAAATACACCAACTTATAAAGGTAATGATGATTTGCAAAGTTTTGAAAAAGTAGCAAACGATGAAATACCTTTTTAGGTGGGCAATATAGAGCCCCAGAATGACACCAGACCTTTAATCACTCTGGGGCGATGGCTTTAGTTTTTGGGGATGAAGATACTAAAGCCAACTAGACCACGCCTACTTTTTCTTTGGTGGTCTACCAACTTTAGTTCCATATGTACCTTTACCTTTAGGCATAATAATCTCCATAGTTGTTTTTTTAAATATGAAAGAATTTTTTTATTCTGTCAATAGATTTGCGTTCTAATTTTTTATTTTTTCTTGTTTCTTCTACAATTTCTTTAGCTTCTAACTCTACAACTCTGCCTAATAAACCTGCTAAAAAAACATCTTGTTTCATTTGATGCCTTACAAGATGAATGCAATATTTTTTTATATTATCTATATCATCGCTTTTCATTATTTCTCTGCAACGCATTTCAACTGACAGTTGCAACTCTACAGGTGCAGGTTCTATTTCTATATTTAAAAAAGTTTCTTTTTCCATCAATTTAATTTTGGAAACAGATTTTGCTCTAACAGATCTACTGCTTTATCGTCCAACGTATTCGAGGTCTGCTTTACAAATGCACGACATAAATCTATTACTAACCTTTTACATCCTGTCGTAGAAAGAAAGCGTAATAGTATAGGTTTTAGTATTTTGTACATAGTTTGTTAGTTTTTCCAAACATAGCAAACATTATTGGATCTGTCCTTCTATCCTACTGACTGCTTCAGATAACTTATTTAATCTAAAGTATATATCTCGTATGTCTCGTTCTCTGCGACTACTCATGTTAGACAAAACCATTAGTAATGCAGTAGCTGCTGCACCAATTAAGGCACTATATATCTCAGGCATTTGCGTTAATAGGTAATTATGTATAGTATGACTAATAAATGTAAACTATGACAGAAGAAATTAAAAAAGGCCCATTAAAAAAATTAAAAGAAACTATTGAAGACAAAGAAGAACAGTTAGCTTTTATTTCAGTAGTAGTCAGGTTAGTTGTTGTTGGGTGGAGTGGTTTCATAGTATCCCTTAACTACATAACAATTCCCGGCTACAGTAATGAGCCAAAAGATATAACTTTTCCGGCAAGTTTGCTGACAGGTGCGTTAGCCAGTTTTGGTTTGGAGGGTGCAAAGAAACGTGGTGATGGTACATATAAACCAGATGAAAAACCATTAAACAAAAAAGAAGTAGAACAGTTATTAGCTACACAATCAGGTGGTTATCAAACTATTAGAATAGAAACACCACTTAAAATTATTGGTGCTGAAGTTGTCAACAAAAAGGAGGACAAAAAATGAAAAAATTAATTGCACTTTTATTTCTGTTTAGTCCTTCTGTAGCACTAGCAGACATAACTCAAAAGTTCACAACATCTGCACAGATTACTGTAGATATGCCGTACTCTGTAACTAATAAATTAGGCACGACATATTCAATATCAGGAACAAACATAACTCCATCTGTAACTAGTGGAGGATCTACAACATCTAATGCCATAGGTGGTTTAAATATAGGTAGCTTGACCGCAGGTGTACCTGCCATGATTCAAACAGACAAAGCGGTAACAACAGCAGGGTCAGCTTTTTCTCTTACTGAATCAGTAACAATGGGTGATGTAACACCATCAGCAATTACTCCATCGTCAGGAATAGCAGCATTACCTCATCTCGGTGGACAAACTACAATAGGTTCTGGAGGAACTCTCAATTCTGGAGCAATGACTTCTTTATCATCAGGGGTTCATACCTGTAGTGGTGCATTTGGATCGGGTTCTAGCTGCGTAGGATCAACAACAGTAACAATCCAAATTGATTAAGTTTTGGCTGCTATTAATAATATTATTTCCTGTCAAAACCTTTGCAAATCCAGTTGTGCCTACCTTCCGTACAGGAAGTTCAAGTACAAATTCTCAAAGCCAATCTGTAGTGACAGAAAATATAGTAAGCCACCAGTTCCGTACAGGCTACACTCTGAGTGTATCAGGGTCAAACATAGAGAGTGCAGATGTTAATGGTTATATTAATTCTATTCCTACGGCAGAAGCTACGCAAACAGTTAATGGGGTTAACTTTTCATACACAAGTCCTACGTTGGAAGGTGTACCTAGATGGAAAATAGTAAACGAGTCTCAGCCATTCAGTTTGGTAGAGTCAGTAATTTCTCCCGGCCTAGACACAATAACTACAATAAACCGCACCATAAATACAACAACCACTACCACCGTAGAAACTACGTTTGGGCAATAATATTATTTAGTTTATGGCCTACTAAACTTTTAGCTAATACCACAATTAGCTCGCCATCAAGCCAAGCACAGGGGGTAATCAATAATAATGCCACGCAAATTTTGCCCAACAGTAGCCCCCAGTTTAGGATGTCGCAAGGTATTGTATGCAGTTCGCCTAGTCTTACCATTACGCCCTATGTAGTGGACTCATGGAGCTTTAACAGGCCAATAGAGCAATATACTTATCAAGACGTATACAACGAGGATACAGGGGCAGTGAAATACACTACAAAAACACCAAGGTTTGAGAAGGATAACTACAATTTAAACTACGGTATATCAGCACAATTTAGTATTCCGCTTGGTAAAGCACCTGCACTATGTCACCAAGCTACAGAAGTAAATATAAAAAATCAAAAATTATTATATGAAAAGGGAAAATTAGAGCTTGCACTCTTTAGACTCAAGGTGTGCGGAGAGCAAGCAAAACTTGGCGTAACCTTTACAGGTAAGTATGCATCTATATGCGAAGGCATTGCAGTTACTGTTCCTCCCGGTCAGGTGATTCCTCACTCTCATTCTTTGAAACCTTAGATTTAGTTAGACGTTTTATAAGCTGCTTCGTTAGGGGTTTTATAGCGTTTAAAATAAGAGGAGTACTCGCAGCGATACTAGCAACAAAAAAAGTAGAGACAGCCATACTAGGCGTAGGTAAGTACTGGTCGATGAACTGTACGTCTTCATAAACAGTAGTGCAATCACCGTTGCTTTCTCTAACATAATCTTTAATACGCTCTAATCGCTTATCGTTAACAAAACTTCCTATTCTGGGAGCTTTCTCTGGAGGACAGGGTTTGTATTCTTCTTCTTTCTTTTCTTCTTTTGGTATCTCAGTTTTTGGTGGTTTACTAGTTGGCATCTCACTATCGTTAGCAAGATTAGGTATCTCTTCTGTAATTGTTAATTGATCTGGTACATAATTTAATGGGTTAAAACTAGGGTACGGACAATTAGTAATCACACCATTAGGATCTTCTATTAATAAATTTCTATTGCCTGTATTTTTTGTATCTCTGTGGTAATAAGTGCAACCTATTACTTGTACATTTGAATGGCTATAATCAGGCACATAGGTATATGGGATATGAACATCAGGTATATGTATCTCAGGTATTTCCAACTATTTTTTTAATGGTGTTGGTATAGATATGCCAGTTGTTTTTGGTAATGCGTTATCCATAACATTAGGTAATAGTCCTTTGACTTCGCCTAATATTTGGTTCATAATTTTAGCCTTAAATTGTTCGCTGTTAAGATATCTGTAGCCAAAAAATGCTGAACCTAAACTGCTGACTACAAGCACAAATGAAGCTATACTCAAGGCATTAGCGATCTTATTAAACATATGCTAAGAGAATTATTGGCAAGATTAGCAGCACCACTTACGTTGATGGTGCTGTTTCTTCTTGTAGCGTTGATGCCTCTGTATCTGATGGCTGCGTTTCTGCGATCTTCTGTTGCTCCTCCGCAAGCTGACGTTCGACCTCCATCATTGCGCCAGTAAACTGGTTATAAGAAATAGATAGCTGCGCCCTTTCTTGGCTTAGCTGAGCAAGCCTTTGTTGTAGTTCTTCAATTTTAGTCATATAAAAAATTTATGAATATACTTTTTTACCATCAACAATAGCTTTGTCAATAGCTGTAAAGTCTTCTGAACTCCAAATAGAAGTTGTTTCATCAAGCTTTTTATAGCCCTTGATAATTTCAAGATGTTCTACATTACGTTTAACACGATCTTTGTACTCGTCATCAGTTTCGAGTTCAGTTTTAGCAATACCTATTTCAGTAACGCTATCACCAGCAGCTTTAAAGATTGCTGCAATTTCATCTGCGGTTTTTTCTTCCATAATTTTAAAAAGTTAGTTAGTTACAGTTTACCCTGCTTCGAGGGCTGTGACTTTAGCTGACAATTCTTTTACAGCATTTATTAAATACCAAG